AAGGCAGGCAGAGGGGCGCGAACGATGGGTGGGCGGTAGACTGGAGCGCAAGGCTCTACGTGTTTCGCTGTGGCTAATTACAACGTAGATATTGCGTTAGCTGTAAGAGGCTCGGAGAAGGCTGCGCGAGAAATAAAAAAACTTGAAAAAGCGATTAACGATATACAGAGAAAAGCAGCTGTAGATCTGGGTGGCCAAGTTCGTCTGCAAGGCGAGCAAAGACTGTTGCGTGAAAAAATTAAAAATTTTCAAATATCGCGAAGAGAGCTAAAAAATAGTCAAGAAATAGCCCGGCTGACAAATGAGCGTATAAAAGGGCTAAGCCAATACGCCAGTACTATTGGCCCGCAAGTTGATCGGATTGCTCAACTGCAAAAACGCGCTGCTCAAGAGCAAATCCAAGCTCAGCAAAGATATAACAAGTTAGTGGATGAAACTTTAGCTAAATTATCTCGCATAGCTGAAGTTAATAGGAAAGCAAGCCAGTACCCTAGCCCGATTGGTCCTTCAAGAGGAGGCGTAACTCAATATCCAGGCCCAATAGGCCCTGGGGCGGCTAGCCAGGCGAATGTACCTCAAGGCCCTTTTAGCCGTTTAGTCGATAGGCCAAGGCGCATGGCCGGAGCGGGTGGCCCTGGCGGCGGGCTTGCGGGAGGTATTGGCTTTCCACTGCTGTTTGGGAGTGGCCCGGCATCGGCGCTTGGTGGAGCGGGGGGAAGCGCATTTGGCTTTGGCGGTCAAATATTAGGGAGTGCCCTTGGCGGACAGCTCGATCAATTACAAGAAAGGGCAAATAATCTTGCAAAGGCTTTAAGAGGCGTAGGTAGCATATTTGACGCTTTAGAGGCCACTGTAGGCGGTGTTGACGATGAGACTAAGCGTTACATCCAAAACCTAGAAAACAGTGGTCAAAAAACAAAAGCTGCTGCACTGGCAGCGGATGTATTGGCTGAAAAAATAGGGGTAAAAAACGCCGAAGCATTCATAAGCGCCGGGCAAGCTGCTGATGGCGCGTCCGAAGCTCTTAAAAATGTAGGGACTGTTCTTGTATCGCTTTCGGAAAGATTTAGGAGAGCGGGTGAAAATCCTACGGGTTTGACGCCTAACGGCGTTTTGGATTTGTTGCCGCCTCAGTTTAGGCCAGCCCCGCCTACGCCAATTGAAGACACACCAGAGTTTAAAAACAGAACAACAGACCTTAAAACAGCTCTTGATTTAGAAAAACTGCTGACCGCAGAAAAAAAAGCACAAGGAGGCGTAGACGAAAAAGCAATTGCTCTAGCGTCTGAAGCTGTAGTTAGAAAACAGGCTCAAATAGAAAAAGATTTAATAGCTCGTGATTTAAAAGACAAAAAAATAGACAAAGAGCAAGAGGCTTTAAAAATTGCAGCGGTGCAAGAACGCTTGGATCAAAGACTGTTGGATATTGCTGAGAAAAGAGTTAATGCAGCAGAGCGCAAAAGAAAAGAAGATGAGGCCGATGCAAGAAGAGCTGAGCGCGAAAGGAGACAGAGAGATCGTGCGTTGCAACAGGCAGAAAAGCAACGAAGAAGTCAATACGATGCTGCAGTTATTAGTGAAGCAGGTCAATTTACCGCCTTGCTTGAAATTAGGCAGCAATTAACTGCGCTCCAAAAAGGGGAAAGCGCTGCTTTGCAGCAAAGGTCTAATGATTTGGGTAATATCGTTAACAACGAAAAAACAATACTAGACATTAAATATGAAACAGCAAGCGCAAATGCTAAATCACTTGAAGAACAGCAATCTCTTCGCAATGCTTATCTTAATCAAGTAGAAGCCCTTAACATCAGAGCCAAACTCGAAGCAGAGGCTATAGCTCAAGCTCAATCTCGAATACAGCTAGAAAAAGCATTGCTAAACCTTCAGCAGCGGCAAGCTCTTCGTGGAATACAAACTGGCATTGGCAGGCAGATTGAAGACGCTAATTTGCGCCCGACTGGCAACATGGCGCAAGACCAAGAGATAGCGCTTCGGATAGACCAAATACGCAGGCAAAGAGACGCAGAGCTTGAACTTACTGACGCAATTGAAGCGCAAAAGGTTATCAGAGATTCAATTACTAGCGATGAAAATATACAAAAAGCTATTGATGAAATAGGCAGATTAGAAGAGCGTTTAGCTCTAACTAGAGAACTGCTGCCTCAGTTAGACGCAGCCGAGCAGGCTCAACTTAAATTTAACCAAGCGCTCGAAGCGGCCAAGCCATTTGCAGACGCATTTACCAGCGGCCTGCTCGATGGAATGGTTGCTGTTGTCGATGGAACGAAAACAGCAGAGCAAGCCTTTGCTGATTTCTTGAACAACATTGCAAAGATGCTGATTCAGACAGCACAGCAGATGATCGCTCAATACATCGCGATCGGCATCGCCCGCATGTTTGCGGGGATGGGAGGTGGCGGCAACGCAATTAACACGGATAGCTTGAGTCAGATTCAAAATTATTCAAACGTTGGGGCAAACACCCCTGTTCCTCTTCCACTATTTGGCCAAAGGGCGTTGGGCGGCTCAGTTTCTGGCAACCGGCCTTATTTGGTCGGGGAGCGTGGGCCTGAGCTGTTCGTTCCAGGCGCTCAAGGCAACATTGTTCCGAACAGCGCAATGGGCAGCGCTAACGTAACTGTGAACGTCGATGCCTCTGGCTCTAGTGTTGAAGGCGATTCTGAACAAGCAAGTCAACTTGGCAAGATGCTTGGCGCTGCTGTTCAGGCAGAGCTGATTAAACAGAAACGCCCTGGAGGCTTACTTGCATAATGGCAACCTTCCCTTCAATCAATCCTGCTTACGGGCTGCAAAAATCAAGCGCACCATCAGTACGGACTGTGCGTTTTGGTGATGGTTATGAGCAGCGTTTGAGCTTTGGCCTCAATCAAAACCCAAAGTCATACAGCTTGACTTTTGAAGTTTCAGAAACCGACTCAGACACCATCGAAACGTTCTTGGACGCTAGAGCTGCGGACAATGAAGCGTTTGATTTCACACCACCGGGTGAGGGCAGCAGCTCTAAGTTCGTCTGCGAAGAGTGGAGCAAGTCAATTCCGTACTTGAATCGCGCCACAATCCAGGCAACATTCAGAGAGGTTTTTGAACCGTAATGGCTGTTGCTGCTTGGGCTGCTGATACTGCCTTTTCTCTTGGCGACATTCGTCGCGCAAGCGCTACGCAGAACAGCGGCTTGGTGTTCAAATGCACCACCGCTGGAACGTCAGCAAGTTCAGAGCCAACGTGGCCAACTGATATTGGCAGCACAGTCACAGACAACACTGCTGTTTGGACTGCAATTAGTTCGGTTTATGCCGACCTGTCAGGACTGGCGCTAAACGCAATTATCGAGCTGTTTGAGCTGCATTACGACAGCACTCTGCATGGTGACTCAGACATCTTGCGATTTCACGCAGGCAGCAACGCAGATGTAGATGGCAACATCGTTTGGAATAGCAACTCTTACACCCGAATAGCTATCAAGGCAGAGGGGTTTGAGTACACAAATACCGGCACGCTGCCACGTCCCACACTGACCGTTGCCAATCTGAACAGAGGGATTACGCAGTTGTTGTTGGGCGTTAATGAAACAACGGCTGGCAATGACCTGACAGGGGCAAAGGTTGTGAGGATTCGCACCTTAAAACGGTTTCTTGATGGCGAAACTGACGCTGACCCCTATGCCACCTTCCCTGTCGAGGAGTGGTTTGTGGATCGGAAGGCTACTGAAACGCGAGACGTGGTTAGCTTCGAGCTTGCTAGCAAGTTTGACCTAGACAACAAGCAGCTACCGAACCGTCAGGTGGTGGCAAACATCTGTCAGTGGGAATACAAAGGCACAGAGTGCGGTTATACCGGTGACGACTTTTTTGATGTAAACGACGACACCGTAAGCGCATCGGCTCAAGACAAGTGCGGCAAACGGCTTAGTAGCTGCAAGAAAAGGTTTGGGGAAAACGACGAGTTGCCATTCGGATCATTCCCTGGAGCGGGGCTGCTCTCATGATGTTGCCACCCACTTTGATGGAAAAGATTCAGGCACACGCCGCTGAGGAGAGCCCCAAAGAATGTTGTGGGCTAGTCGCGGTGGTTAAAGGTCGCCGCAAGTATTTCCCGTGCAAAAACCTCGCAGTCACACCTGAGGAGCATTTTGCGCTTGACCCGCTGGACTATGCAGCAGTGGAAGACCAAGGCGAGATCGTTGCTGTTGTCCATAGCCACCCAGTCACAAACCACGCCCCATCACAGGCCGATCGGGTGGCGTGTGAGCAAAGCGGGTTGCCTTGGCACATCATCAACCCCAACACCGGCAACTGGGGCTACTGCGAGCCAGAAGGCTTTGAGCTGCCCTACGTGGGCCGTGAGTTTGCCCATGGAACGGTTGATTGCTACAGCTTGTGCCGTGACTGGTACAAGCGTGAATGGGGTCTTGAGCTAAAGAACTATCCAAGGCGTAATCAGTGGTGGGAGAATGGGCAGAACTTATACCTTGACAATTTTGAGAAGGAAGGTTTTTACCGCATACCAGTGTCAGAGTTGCAGCGGGGCGATGCGCTGTTGATGCAGCTGTCTTCGCCTGTGCCTAACCATGCAGCGATCTACATCGGGGACCAGCAGGTTTTGCACCACGTTCAGGGAAGGCTGTCTAGCAGGGACGTTTACGGCGGGTATTATGCAAAGAACACCGCTTGCGCCTTGAGGCATGAAAGTCGTTAAGGTCTACGGCGCATTGCGAGAGCAGTTAGGCCAAGGTCAGTTTGAGTTTGTGGCTGATACGCCTGTGCAAGCATTAAAAGCTTTGCTGGTTAATTTTCCAGGTCTTGAAAAGTGGTTAGCAAATAGCGAAGAGCGAGGAGTCGCGTATCGGGTAAGAGTTGGCAAGCAGCCTGTCTACGATGAAGATGTCTCTGGCTTGTTTTTACCTTGGAGCGAACAAGAGGTTTTTAGTATTACACCTGTGCTAATGGGAGCGGGAGGGGGAACTGGTCAATTATTAACGGGGGTTGGCTTTATTGCTGCTGCTGTCTTGCTTGGTCCAATTGGTTTTTCCGCCATTGGTCTTTCCGCCCCTTTGTTTGCAGCTGGCAGTGGGGTCGCTACTGCTTTAGGAGCAATTGGAGCCAGTTTAGTTCTTGGCGGTGTTGCACAAATGCTTTCACCATCTCCGCAACCGCCTGGATTAGCTGAAATCAATGAAGCCACCCGTTTGGAGTCAAATAGTTTCAGCGGCATTGTCAACACGACCCGGCAAGGCGTGCCCGTGCCAATAGCTTATGGGCGCGTTTTTGTTGGTGCGGCGGTTATTTCTGCTGGCCTTGACGTTGATCAGGTTTGACGATGACTGAATCAAAGTACATTGCAGGCGCTGGCGGCGGTGGCGGTGGCGGCAAAGGCGGTGGAGGCCGCAGTGGTGGAGGCAGCAGCACCCCTACCGAACAGGACGATTCGCTCCAGTCAAAACAATTTGGTAACGTTCTTGACCTTATTAGCGAAGGTGAAATTGAAGGATTAGACGACGGCAACAAAAGCGTTTTCCTTGATGGAACGCCTATTGAAGACTCTGCGGGCAACAACAACTTTTCCGGCTTTACCGTTGTCACTCGAAACGGTACGCAGGCTCAGACGTACATTCCTGGTGTTTTTGCGAATGTCGAAAATGAAGTTTCTGTCAACGTAGAGGTAACAAACGCCAGTTCTGTTACTAGGCAAATTACTGATACTAATGTTGACCGTGTCCGTGTAACTATCACTATCCCTTCTCTCCAGAAATTTGAAGACGATGGCGACATTGTTGGGACAAGCGTCAGCTTAGACATCCAAGTTCAGTACGACGGAGGCGGTTTCAATAGCGTTAAAACCGACACGATTAGCGGCAAAAGCAGCAGCCAGTATCAACGCGATTATCTGCTTACGTTGTCTGGATCGTTTCCTGTGGACATTAGGGTTGTTCGCAGCACTGCAGACACCAGCAGCACAAAACTGGCGAACAAAACCAACTGGGCAAGCTTTACTGAAATCATCGACGCAAAGCTGCGTTATCCCAACAGCGCTTTAGTTGGTCTGCGGTTTGATTCACGGCAATTCAACGCAATCCCGCAGCGCAAGTATTTAATTCGGGGCATCAAAGTCAGGATCCCCAGCAATGCAACTGTTGACACGACTACTCACTTGGGACGGATCACATATTCCGGGGTATGGGATGGAACGTTTTCTGCGGCGACTTGGACAAACGACCCGGCGTGGTGTCTATGGGATCTGCTTACAGACACGCGCTATGGCGCAGGCGTGCCTGAGGCGTCTCTTGACCGTTATGACTTCTTTGCGATTAGTCAATATTGCAACGAGCTGGTTGATGACGGCAAAGGTGGCGAAGAGCCGCGATTCAGCTGCAATCTTTTAATCAATCAGCGCAGGCAGGTTTACAACGTCATTCAAGAAATGACCAGTATTTTTAGAGGAATTTCGTATTACGGCGCTGGTTCGCTCGTGCTGTTGCAGGACAAGCCGTCTGACGCGCAATACACGTTGGGTCCATCAAATGTTATTGAGGGACTGTTTTCTTACTCTGGTTCGTCGCTTCGCAGTAGGCACACCTGTGCGACCGTTGCATATCAGGACTATGACGAGCAAGGTGAGGTCTCTTTTGAATACGTTGAAGACGAAAACGCAGTTTCTAAGTACGGCGTCAATAACAAAGACATCAAGGCAGTTGGCTGCTATTCCCAAGGGCAGGCCAACAGGCTTGGCAAATGGACGCTGCTAAGCGAGCAAGATTTGTGTGAAACTTGCACATTTTCGATTGGCATCGATTCAGGGATTGTCTTACGACCTGGCATGGTCGTAGACATTGCGGACCCGTTGCGTAGTGGAACGCGAAGAAATGGCCGCGTTTCTTCTGCTACAACTTCGCAGGTAACAATCGACAGCACTACTGATTTAGACGTTGATACTGAAAATACGCCGACCATTTCGGTTATTTTGCCTACCGGTTTAGTTGAAACACGCAGCATTAGTTCTATCGACGGTGCTGCTGTAGATGTCAGCACTGATTTCAGTCAAGCCCCGGCGGTCAATACGCCGTGGTTAATTCAAACGTCAGACGTGCAGTCGCAACAGTTTCGCGTTGTTTCGGTAGCTGAAGGCGATGACGGTGCTTTTAGCGTTACAGCACTTAAGTACAACGAAAGCATTTATGCGGCTGTTGAGGAGAACTTGAACCTGACGCAGAGAGACATCACAAATATTTCTGCAACACCTGAAGCCGTAACGAACATAACCGCCACTGAGTTCCTTTACGAAGATGGAGGTTTGGTGCGAACAGGCGTAGACATTACCTGGCAAAGCCCAGTAACCAATGTTCAGGAGTTTGTCGTTAAGCATCGTCTTGATGAGAACAACTTTGAGCAGGTAGTTACTCAAACGCAATCAACACAAGTCAGAGGGTTGAAGGCCGGATCTTTTGAGTTGCAGATTACTGCTAAGAGTTTTGTAGGTAAAAGCGGCCCAACAACTTCCCAGACGTTCGCGCTTGCAGGCAAAACAGCAGTTCCAGGTAACGTGACGAACCTCACGCTAGAGCCGTTGAGCTACAACAGTGCCCGGTTGCGCTGGGACGAAGCTGTTGACATCGACGTAAAAGTCAGTGGCAAGGTTCATATTCGGCACAACAATCTCACCAACGGAACTGCGACATGGAGTAACAGCACGGATCTAGTTGACGCCATTGCAGGCAACTCAACTGAAAAGACGGTGCCATTGCTTGAGGGTGAGTATCTGGTCAAGTTTGAGGATGACGGCGGCAGGAAAAGCGCAACAGAGACCACGATCATTGTGGACAAGCCAGTCGCGCAAACTTTCTACGGCGTAGCGACCCAAAGAGAAGACCAGATCTCACCAACGCCGTTTACGGGCACAAAGACAAACACCGAATATGACGAAACCTATGACGCTCTAATTTTGTCCAGCTCTGATGGTGACGTGCAGTCATCTGGAGAGTATGAGTTCGCAGATACGCTCGACCTTGAAGCGGTTTACAGCCTGGATCTAGAGCGCCGAATCGTGTCTCGGGGCATCTACCCAAGCGATCTTTGGGACGACAGAACAGAAAACATTGACAGTTGGGAAGACATTGATGGGGATGTCGTTGATGAAGTCAACGCGGAGCTTTACGTGCGAAGAACCGACGACGACCCAAGTGGCACTCCTACTTACACCGACTGGCAGCCGCTAGCCAATGGCATGTTGAAAGCACGGGCGTTTCAGTTCAAAGTCATACTTACGTCAAACGACACAGCGCAGAACGTGTTGGTTGATGAGCTGGGTTACGTAGCCGAGCTGCAGCAGCGAACAGAGCAAAGCTCTTCAACCATTGCTAGCGGCACGTCAGCTAAGGCCGTGACTTTTACTGATGCCTTTTTTACCGGAACTAGCACTCTTGGCGGAGTAGACAGCGCATTGCCCACAATCGGCATTACGCCCCAAAACTTGGCTTCAGGCGATTATTTTGAGCTGTCCAGCATTTCCCGCACTGGCTTTACGGTCACATTCAAGGACAGCAGTGACGCGATCGTTGACCGCAACTTCGATTACATGGCTACCGGGTTTGGCAAGGCCGGGTAAAGTGTCAGAAAGAGTGGAGTAAAGGCCGGTGGCGACTCATGACATGTCCCTGGCTAATCAAAGCGGTTCGGCATTCCGTGGAGATTTAAATAATGCGCTGGCCGCAATTGCCAGCAACAACAGCAGTTCAACTGATCCATCGACCACGTTTGCAAACCAGTGGTACGTGGACACGGGCGATGACACGCTAAAAATTCGGAACGCTGCAAACAACGCTTACGTCAACGTCAGCGCAGTTGGTGGCATCGGTACGGCCAACCTTGGCTTGGCTCTTGCTGCGTCCCCGACGTTTTCTGGAACGGCAACCTTTAGCGGCAACGTCCTGCTGAGCGGGACTGGCACACTTGATTTGCCATCTGGCACAACCGCACAGCGTCCAAGCAGTGCTAACAACGGAATGATCCGGTACAACTCAACGCTTTCGCGGTATGAGGGGTATTCAGGCTCAGAGTGGATTCGGCTTGGTGGTGACACAACGCCTGCTGGCACGGTTATTCATACAGCAGCTTCCAGTGCTCCTGACGGGTATTTGAAAGCCGATGGTTCAGCGGTTAGCCGAACGACTTACTCAGACCTGTTTGCTGCAATTAGTACAACCTATGGATCGGGCAACGGGTCAACCACCTTCAATCTGCCTGACCTGCGCGGTGAATTTGTAAGGGGCTTGGACGATGGCAGGGGTGTTGATACAGATCGTGCGCTTGGCTCAGCTCAAAGCGATCAAAACAAACAACACAATCACTCGGTGAGTGATTCTGGGCATGATCATGACTTCGATAGGACGATTATTAAAGACGGTGGAGGCATCACCGTTGGTGGTCAGCCCGCTCCAGGGCAAGGCACTCACTCTATGGGCACTACAAATACTGGCACGTCAACCGAAACTACAGGAATTACAATCGCCAATGACGGTGGCACGGAAACACGACCGCGTAACATTGCATTGCTAGCCTGCATCAAGACGTGATTTGACATGAGCACAGTCAAGGCAGCCAATTTACAAAACACGGGCAGCGGTGCTCCGACGTTTCAGAACAGCTCTGGCACGGAGATCGGTCAGCTTGCTAGAGCGTGGGTAAACTTTGACGCAAATGGTACGCCTTCAATTAGGGACAGTTTTAATGTCAGCTCAATTACTGACCACGGCACAGGCGAATATGCAGCAAACTATTCAACAGCCATGCCTAATGCTAATTATTGCGTTACCGGGTTAACTCAGAACTCAAATAATTTTCTTGCAATCAATAGCAGTGACACATCAAATCCAAACACCGATTACATTAGAGTATCTATAAGAAACCATGATGGGTCTAATGAGGATGGCGACGTTGTTTGCGTTTGTATTCACGGAGATTGAACCATGAGCACACTTAAAGTCGCCACTATCCAAGACACGTCGGGCAACAACAGCTCGACGCCTAACGAAGTTGCTCAGGGCAGGGCAAAGGCGTGGATTAACTTTAACGGCACTGGAACGGTTGCAATCAGAGATGATTTTAATTTTAGTTCGGTAACAGATAACGGCACCGGCCTATATACATTGAATTTCACAAGTGCTTTGGCAAATGCAAATTATGCAGTGGTCCCTGGCGGCACTAGAGAGTTGCCTGAATCTTCAAGATGTCATCCGGCAAATATTGATCAAATCGCAACCAGCTCATTTGATCTTTCCACTCACAATGATGGCAGCACTAGTGTTGACTGGGAGCTTGTCACTTGCGCTGTTTTCGGAGATTGATCAATGAGCACACTTAAAGTCAACACGCTTCAAAACACCAGCGGCACTGCTTACGATTTTGTCAAGCAGGTAGTGCAAGTTGCCAAAACAGATGCATTCACTACAGGTAGCAGCAGTTTTGTTGACGTTACAGGCTTATCTGTTTCAATAACTCCATCCTCCACAAGTAGTAAAATTTTAGTATTGGCAAGCTTGTCTATTGGCACAGGCAGCACTAGTGCTGATGGTCAATTTCAACTGCTACGTGGCTCATCAAACATCTTGACAAATACAGTTTTAACCCGTGGTGCTAGTGTTTCTGTCATAGAAAATTTTGGCGTAAGTTTCTTAGATTCACCATCTTCGACTTCTTCCTTGACGTATAAGGTGCAGGTTGTATCTGAAGGCGGTCACGACACTTATGTCAATAGAAGGAACAGCAACCCCACTGGACCTTGGGGTATCAGCACAATTACTTTGTTGGAGGTAGCAGCATGAATCACGAAGCTATTCGCAAGGCATATCCACAGGCTGTCACTATTGACGACGGCACTGGGGCGTTTGACGCTAATGGCAAGCAAGTAACACTTGATCAGTCACTTGTTGACGCTGCCGCTGTTGAGGTTGCAACAGAAAATGCTTGGAGTGATTTGCGGGCTAAGCGCACACAGTTGCTGACTGACACTGACTATTTAGCACTGTCTGACGCTACTCTTAGCGCAGAAATGCGGACCTATCGCCAAGAGTTACGGGATCTCCCCGCTAACACCAGCGACCCTGCAAACCCAACCTGGCCCGTTAAGCCATGAGCGACAAGCGCATCATCTTTCCAAATGACAACGGCGGCGTGTCTGTCATCGTTCCATCTGACAACTGCGGACTTAGCGTCGAAGAGATTGCCCGCAAAGACGTACCCGCTGGCAAGGCTTACCAGATTGTGAATGTAGCGGACGTGCCTAGCGACCGTTCATTCCGCAACGCCTGGACTTACACGGAGAGCTGACATGCCAATCGGACTTGACCTATCCAAAGCAAAGGACATCCACCGCGACAACATTCGCGCAGCACGCTTGCCTCTGTTGCAGGCCAAAGATCTTGAGTTTCAACGCGCTCAGGAAACCAGTGCTGACACCGCTGCGATCGTCGCCGCCAAGCAAGCCTTGCGTGATGCACCAGCGGCAGCAGCTATTGACGCAGCAAAAACTGCTGACGAACTCAAGGCCGCTTGGGACACCAGTCTTTTAGGCGATAGCCCGTACGCCTAAAAAGGGTAGACTTGCCCCAAGAGGTGCGTCATGGCTGTCAGTCCTGGAACCTACAATTTCACGCTCCAGCGCCGTAGCGACTGGAGCATTACCTTGCAGTTCAAAGACAGCACGAATACGGCTATCGACTTGACCGGCTACACGGTGTACGCACAGGCGTGGGACAAAGCACGGTCAAAAAAGTATGCGGATTTTACTGTTGCCTACACAGACAGGTCTGACGGCAAGGTCAAGCTCAGTCTGACTGACACCCAAACAACCGACTTTATTGACGAGCTGTACTACGACGTACTGGTTGAAGACGGCAGCGAAAACCGTGAGTATTACTTGGAAGGCGTTATTTTTGTAGAGCAGGGGTACACGTCACCATGACAGCAGTCAACGTCACGACAGACGGCAAGAATGTAGTCGTCAAGGACACGACGACCAACACTGTCTCAATTACGACTGCAGGCCCTCAGGGACCGGCTGCAGCTGGCTTTACCTTCAATGGAGCGGGTAAAGTTGATAACAGCATCGTCTATTACGACTCATCTGCTGAGGAGTTTAAGGCGGACAACACCACCACTAAACTGAGCCTCGTAGAGGGCGGGAACTTCTAAGCCATGGCTAACACCCTACGCATCAAGAAAAGGGCCGCTTCTGGGGCAGATGGGGCTCCAAGCTCGCTTGCCAGCTCGGAGTTGGCGTTTAACGAGTCAGACCTAACTCTCTACTACGGTTTTGGCGACAACGGCTCAGCGGTAGCCACGTCAATTATCACCATTGGCGGTTCTGGAGCGTTTATCTCCAAGACCGATGCCAAGGGCGCAAACCTTGTTTTAGCTGGCCCGACAACCGGATCTGACGCTAACCCAACGTTTAGATCTTTAGTCGCTGCTGATATCCCCAGCATCGCCCACACCAAGATCAGTGATTTTGACACTGGTGTAAGGACGAACCGTCTGGATCAGATGTCTGCCCCAACGGGCAACATTGACATCAACTCCAACAAGTTGACCAACGTCACTGATCCAACCTCGGCTCAGGATGCAGCAACTAAGGCGTATGTCGATGCGGTCAAGACTGGCCTTGACGTCAAGGATTCAGTCAAGGTCGCCACGACGGCCAACATCACGCTGTCTGGAACGCAAACCATTGATGGTGTTGCGGTTTCCGCCGATGAGCGTGTACTGGTCAAGGCCCAGTCAACTGGATCTGAAAACGGCATCTACGACTGTAAAGCCGGAACTTGGGCACGTTCCAGCGACTTTGACGCCGATAGCGAAGTTACGTCTGGCGCGTTTGTCTTTGTTGAGCAAGGCACTGTTAACGCAGACTCTGGCTTTGTACTGACTACTGACGGAACAATCACCGTCGGCACTACTGCGCTGAGCTTTACGCAGTTCTCTGGAGCGGGTCAGATTACCGCTGGCGATGGCTTGCAAAAGTCTGCCAACACGCTGTCAGCTGATCTAAAGGCGAATGGCGGCTTGGTTATTGAGTCAGCCGAAATCGCACTGAAGTTAGATGCAACCAGCATCACTGGCACTCTTGCGATTGGCGACGGTGGTACGGGCGCAACTTCTGCATCTGGTGCGCTTACAAACTTTGGCCTTACAGCAACTGCAGCTGAGTTAAACAAGCTTGACGGCGCAACGGTTACGACTGCTGAGCTGAACATTATTGACGGCGACACATCAGCAACCTCAACAACGCTTACATCGGCTGACCGCATGGTCATGAACGATGCGGGCACAATGAAGCAAGTTGCACTTTCTGACCTTGTTACTTTCATCGCCAATGGAACTGCTAGTTCTTTTGTCGTTGACGGTGGCACCTACTGAGGTAACCCATGGCGAACACAATTAAGCACAAGCGCGGAAGCGGCTCTAATCCGACTGCTTCTGACTTGGAAGTGGGTGAACTCGCTATTAGAACAGACACTGGCGTTGTCTTCACCAAAAAGGATGACAACTCTGTAGCTGAAGTTGCAGGTGGCGTAGCTAATAACAGCGATCAAAGTGAAAGTATTGGCCTGGGTCCAAATGCACTTGATTCAGAAACTAGCGGTACAGAAAACACTGCTTTAGGGAGTAGCGCAGGCACAGCGGTAACAACCGGCGGCTCAAATGTATTTTTGGGTAGGGCTGCTGGCTTAGGGCTTACAACTGGCAACAGCAACGTGATCATCGGCCATGACGCAGCCGAAGACATGACATCTCAAAGTAGTTGCGTAATTCTTGGCAGACAAGCGGGTCAAAACACTACTGCTGATTCACAAATTCTGATTGGTCTCAACGCAGGCAGAAAACAATCTGGCCACGCAGGTAACATTATAATTGGCCATGAGGCTTTATCTCAACAAACTGGAACGGCTGAACGCATAACTTGCATCGGCTTTGAGTCGCAGAAAAGTAACAATGGAGGAGACGACAATACAAGCGTTGGCTATCATACTATCCTTAACAATACTACAGGGTCTGGTAATTCAGCCTTTGGTAGTTATGCCCTAAGGTCAAACACTACGGGTACTTACAACGTAGCTACCGGCTATTATGCTCTTTACGACAACACAACTGGCGAAAAGAACGTAGCCATCGGCAATCTTGCTCTTCAAAATAATACTACAGGCCAACTTAACGTAGCCATTGGCTCTGAGGCTCTTAATAATGCCACTGAGACATATTGGAATATTGGAATCGGTGACAGGGCGTTACTGGACTGCTCCTCTGGTTGGTTGAACATAGGGATAGGACTTAAGGCCGCCGAAAATTTAACAAGTGGTCAAAGAAACATAGTTTTAGGCGAATCTGCTGCGCCAGATTTAACTACTGGAGACAACAACATTTGTATTGGCAAAGAATCAGGCGACAGTTTAACAACAGGCGACAACAACATAATTCTTGGCCTTGAATCTCAACCAAGCTCTGCGACAGTCTCTAACGAAATCACCTTAGGCAATAGCTCTATTAACAGCCTTCGTATCCCAGGGCTTCAGTCTGGAGCGACTGATGGGCAGGTTCTTACTTACAGTTCTAGTAACGGTAATATTACGCTTGCCGATGCTTCTTCAGGCTCTGCAGACAAAATCACCGAAGGTAATACAGAGGCAGAAGTTGTTGATACTGGGTCAGATGGCCACTTCAAAGTAACGACCGAGGGTACTGAGCGGCTACGAGTTGACAGTTCAGGCAGGGTTGGAATAGGAACAGACTCGCCTGAAGAAATTTTACATATTGCAGCAGCAAGTGAAACAGTAGGCAGTCGAGATGGTGTATTGCTCCAATCAACATCAAGCGCGGCTGCTGATACGGGACTGCCTATTGTCTTCACGGCTGATGTAGGAGGTGGATTTACAAACTACGGATTAGCATCTATCGCTGGGCGAAAAGAAACTGGAACCGTTAATGGTTCAGATGCTGCTGGTTATTTGCAGTTTGCGACTAGTAGCACTGGTGGATCGGTTAGCGAGGCAATGAGAATCGACAGCTCGGGCCACGTAGGCATCGGCACAACACCAAATGATGTTGACTCTATTGGTAGAGCATTAAACATTGCTAGCTCTACAGGTGGCGCGATATACCTGCAAGACACCGATTCTTTAACAGGAAAGTTTGCGGCTATTTCATATAACGGCTCAACGGCTCGCCTGCAAATTCACGCGCATCATTCTTCAAGTTTTATTGACTTAGGAACGAATGGTACGGAGCGGATGCGTATTGATAGCTCAGGCAATGTGGGCATTGGAACTTCGTCTCCTGACTCCAACCTTGTTGTAAAAGGTTCATCTGGTGATGTTGAATTTAAACTACTTACACACAACGGCATTTCTCAGTCGCGCATTTTGTTTGCCGACAATACTGCTGTTGATGGCGTAATTACATACGATCACAACGATCGAAAATTATTGATTGGTGCAGGTACAAGCACGCCTACGGATGGTGATTTAACTATCGACAGCTCGGGCAGAATTGGCGTTGGAACGTCAAGCCCTAGCGTAGAGCTATCAATTGCAGGGTCTGACCCGCAACTTTGTATTTGGGAAGGATCTGATGGAGATTCAAGCTCAAAAGTTCAACTAGGCACAGGCACCACACAGGGCTTTATAAATATACAAAAGGGTGATGGGACTAGAACTGTTCAAATTAACAGTGATGGTGATAGCTTTTTTAACGGCGGTGACATTGGGATTGGAACTGATAATCCCACCGATAATCTACATGTTTATGACAGTGGTTTTGCTGGTGTTGTTATCCAATCAGGCAGGTCTAGTGGCACTATCGGTGGATTGATTTTACAAGATAGCAGCGGAAATAATAAGGCCAATGTTTATGGTGAAGTTGGTGGTGAGTTAGTTCTTGGCACAGATGGTAATGAGCGGATGCGAATCGACAGCTCTGGCCATGTATCTATCGGGACTACCACTGCCACTACAGGCAGAAACATAACTATGGCAGCCGACACTGATGCTGGTATTCAAATTACCGGCGCTGATGCTGGAACTAACGCCTACATAACTGCGACTCCTGGCTCAAATGCAGCCACTTATATTGGTAACACTAACTCCCGAAATTTGCATTTTACTGTTGGTGGTAACACCGCAACAAAGATGTGTATCGAAAGCTCGGGGAATGTGGGGATTGGAACGACGTCGCCTTCTGAAAAATTAGACGTTAATGGCTCTATTTTGGCCGAAAGAATAAGGTTAACTGGTGCAATTTATGAAAACGATCAAAACATTAGCGCAGATTATTCGATTACATCTGGTAGTAACGCTATGAGTGCTGGTCCGATCACAATCGACTCAGGGGTGACAGTTACGGTAACCTCTGGGTGTACTTGGACTGTTGTCTGACTCATGGCCATTACCACCACCTGGAATATCACACAGCTAGATCGAGAAACTGCTGACGGTTTTGTTTTCACCGCTCACTACACCGTTGACTCATCAGACGGTACTTATGCTTCTAACGCTTATGGCAGCGTTGGTTTTGAGCGCCCTGAGACATTGATTCCTTATGCAGACCTGACCAAAGAAGTCGTTATTGGCTGGGTCAAGGAAGCAATCGGCGGTGCTGATAAGGTTGCAGAAATTGAATCAGCCTTGCAAGCATTGCTTGGTGAGCAAAAGTCTCCAACCAAAGCCAGTGGAATGCCTTGGGTTAAATGACTCGTCCCGACCCAATGATCCCCTGTAAGCCTGGGGCGGAGGATTTAGAAGCGATGGCCAATCGAGTGCTCTGGCTGGATCAGCTTTACGTGCTTGATGGCCGGGACAATCCTGACCATGAAATGCACGGTGTCTACACTGGCCTCGCTATTAAATACCAGAACCAATGATCAGATTGGCTGCAGCAACACTGTTGGGCTTGGGGCTTGCTTTTGGTTCTGCTGCTTTGTCGCACCACAAGTATGTGCCAAGTACATCAGTGGACATGACAGAAAATGGACACCTCACGACTACCGAAAATGCAGAAAGCAAGTACGGTAGTCACGGAAAAAACGTACCCCACGTTCAACAATGATCAAAAAGATTGTTTTTGGTGCAGCCGCTGGCGCTCTTGCCTTGGCTCCCCTCTCTGCAGTCGCAGGCCCCTACGCCAACATTGAGGCCAACGCAGGATGGGCAGGCAGTGACTATGTGGGAGCAACCACAGACCTGCACGTAGGTTGGGAAGGCTCTGATGGTCCTTACAGCTACTACCTGCAGGCTGGGCCAGCTGTTGTCTCACCTGACGGCGGCGACACTGAGCTTGAGTTCTCCGGCAAAGTTGGCGGCGCTGTTGCTGCCTCTGATTCTCTTTCTGTCTACGGAGAAATTTCAGGCATCACTGGAGATGTTGTGAACAGCTACGGCGGTAAAGCTGGCGTCAAGTTCCTGTTCTGATTAGTCTGCTAGAGCGGACCTGAACACACCCGCAGCCCTCTTCAGTCTCACACCAGCTGAAGAGGGTTTTTACTGGAGACAATTATGCAGAAGTATCTGAACATCCTCGGTGCTGCTGGTTTTATCCTTGCTGCTGCCAACACAACGCTGCTTGTGGTTGCTGTGGTGCGTGGTCCGGCGCTTGTCGAAGAAAACCTGGACAGGATTCAGGCGCTGATGATTGAAAAGATGCACGAAACGCTCAGCGACTCCGTGACTGAGGCAATGCCCAGCCAGGTCAAAGAGCTGATGCCTAGCGCCACTGGACCTGCGATTCCGTTCTAGTGCCTGAGATTCGCACTATTGGGATCAGCGACATTCGGGTTTGGGACGGAATCCCTGCAATGTCTGTTCCAAAAGCACCGCCTGTCACGGTCAATATCGGCGTGCCGGTTATTGACATGCCTGCCTTCAACCCAATGGATTACAGGCCGGACAAGTTAACGGTAGATCCTGAGCCCGTCTTGCCGAACCCTCCCAGTACGCCAACACCACCAGCGCCAACGCCACCCACGCTGCCACCTGCGAAAGCTGCTGCTGTCGATGTAGATCCAAGATGTCCTCCCCTTCGTGCGAAGGAGGTGGGAACGCTTGTCCAAAATGGTTCAAAAAGAATTGCGGGCTACGAGATACAAGACGGTAAATGCGTCGTCCTGTATGAAGAGATCAAGTTGCCTGAACAAGTCATAGCAGCAATTCCATCGTTGCCGCAGGTGACGACTGTAGGGGTTACCGCTGCTGTTGGTGTGACTGCTGGTTTAGCAACGCCGCTACTGCTTAAGGCTGTGAAACCTGCTGTGAAGAAGATCGCGAAGAAGATCCAGGGTTTGTTGGGACGTAAGGCGAAACCGGTAAGCGTATTTGAGAGGAGGCAGGCGCAACGGGCGGCGCGGAAATAGCGTGTCTATGCGGCAAAACTTGCCCTGGCTTTGGCTTGATCATTACGTCAGCGCAAACAGCAAAGTAAGGCGACTTGGGATGAAACTCGATGCCTTTTAGCTTTAGTTCGCCGCAGTTCTTGAGCCTGGCGATTTCATACTCAAGCCGCTTTGTCTCTACAACTTGTTGATGCAGGCGGATGTTGGCATCAACCATCGCTTTGCAGCGTTCTTGCAGGCCACCATCTAGAGGAATTGTTGCCTGGATCGACAAACCACCTGACCAGTTGTGAGTGTCTTTTTGACCTGTCCTGGTGGGCATTGTGTAGAGGACTCGTCCAGGATTGTCGAGTACCCCATCCTCATCAAGATCAGAAAGATCATATACAGGCTCAGGAAAGGTATCCACGTACGGAAGCTGATAGCTTTTCGACCTGTTGACATAAGGAGTGACCGTAAGGGTTGGGCCTTGGCATTGAATGCCGTTGCCATAGGTATTCTGGAACGCTGCGCTGGGCGCAATCATTACCGCTTGATTTGTGACGCTGCCAGAACTGGTTGCGGTTGGAGCGGCAGTGGCAGACACACCACCGATTGTTTCGGCGTTAGCTGGTGACGCTAAGACTACTGCGAGAAGGTAGAGATAGTGTCTGTGATTTGCTCGATTTCGGTGACGCGCTGGATGGTGGTCACATTGCTGAGCCCTGGCCCTGAATAGGTCTCTACCAGCTGGAACGCACCACCGGGATTGGTGATTTTCCAGCTTGGCTTGTTGTTGACGTCTAGGGCTGACCATCCATTTACTGTTGTTGTGCCTGGCGTAAGGCTTGCTCCACCGACGGGTTCAATGTTGGTGCCACTGACAGAGTATTGCCAGCCTGTGCCGTATGACTCGCTGACAATTGTTTCAGTGACCTTACTGCTTGTTTCTGTATGACTGGTCATCGAACCAGTTGAAAAATTGGGCACCACTGGAACGGATTGTGCCGGCTTGGCAAAAGCAAACGTTTCGCCTATTAGCCCGCACAACAGCAGAAGCAGAACACGCATCAGTCGATGGTGAGTTCAGTTACAAACTGGCCGATCGCAAGGGTGTTCGCTCCACCTGCTGTAACCGTAAGTGCGCCTGCTGGTGACACTGTGCCCGCCAAGTCGCCAGCAGTTCCTGAAGCTGTGGACTGCAAGCTTGAGAAGTTAGGGACAGTGCCTGCAGTAATAGCTGATGTTGGGACGGCATCACCCTGCGTGTACGACTGACTGAAGCTAAAAGCGTTGCCAGGTGTGTCCTGCGTCACAGAGATTGTGCCTGGGGCGTAAACACCGGAAGTGATTGTGCCTGCTGAAATGGTGTTTGCTGTGGTGCCATCAGTTGTATCAACACCTGAGCCGCTGATGCTGAACGAGCTTCCGATGCGTTCTGCAGTTGTCATCGCGCCACCAACCTGGAGCGAAACACTGCTTTGGATTTTGTGATTTAGATCAGCGTGTGCTGCTGGGCCAAAAGCCAGCAACGTAACCAATGGCAGGAAGTGCTTCATTTTGGTGGCTCCTTTAAATCAATCTTAGGTGGCTGTTTTTTCTGCTGGTTAGCAGTCTTGCGCTCAATACCAAAAGAGGCCATTGCCCCTGTAAGCAAACTAGCCACAAAAGTATTGTCCATTTTCATCTGAGGGAAGAAGCCCAGATAAGAGACAGTGAGCAATGTGGCGCTCCATACCAAAACAGCGCATTTCACGATGTCCGCGATTGCAACGCCTTCTTTTTCTTGACTTTCTTGCGGTTCTGCCATGATGTACTTATGCCGAGGTCGAAGCATGATTGAAGTCTGGGCGGCTGCCGCTGGTGCGTCAATCACCGTGGCTGGGCTTGGCATCACAGGACTAAAGCAGCAAAACCAACAGGGCAGAGACTCACTGGTGCGCTTGACCGTTGCTGTGGACAACCTCAGCCGCCAGCTTGACGTGCTTCACACAGACATCAGAAGCGTCAATCAAGAGGTTTTCGCGAGGCTTGCCGAGCTTGAGGCATCAGTAGCGCGACTGGAAGGCCACGCAAACAGAAACTAGACTTTTAGTAGTCGGACAACTCCAATGTTCTTGATCCTGAAGCCAATCCTTTTTCGGTTTTTGCGGTCTGAAAGTTTGAAGCGTTTGGTTGTAGACCTGATCAAGGCATACGCAAAGCGCTCTGACAACACGGTTGATGATTCTGTGGCAGCCTTTTTAGAAAAAAACTTGTTTCCGCCAACCAGTAACAAGTGATCCGTAAGCGCGTCATCTTCACAGTGCTTCTGGGAGTGATGACGGTGCTATCTGGCGTGGTTTTGACTAGCGGTGGCTTAATTTATTACGCAGGTTTTCTTGATGGCAGCAAAGGTTGTGACGCGGCAGGATTAGAGCGATGACGCCTCGCCTTGGGAGCCTAATGAGCCTCGCGTTGCTACCCTTTTTTGCATTCTTCAGATCTGACAGCCCGCATCAACTTGCTGCAATTAAGGAGCTGGAAGACGCGCTGCCTGAAGAGTTGTTAGCTGAGGATGCAGCGTGGTTCGAGGCGTGGAAAGCTAGCGGCATTGCTCAAAAGGCCGTTGTTCCTTATGTTCATCAGCTTGATTTTGATTACAGGGGCCACAGGCGATGTCTAGACGCATCCGCAGCAATGCTGGCCATTATGTACGGCAAAGTGAGCAGCGCCGAAGAGTATGGGGAGGTACGGAAAAAATTTGGCGACACGACAGACGTGCTGGCCCAGGTGAGGACACTGAGAGAACTTGGGCTGCACGCAGAGTTCAGGAATGATGCAGATGGCGCATTAGTCGAAGCAGAAATTGCCAGCGGTCGCCCTGTTCTTGCCGGGTGGCTGCATAAGGGCAACATGCTTCGCGGTGAACCGCCTATGTGTGACTCGCGGTCTTGCGGGCATTGGAGCGTAATTGTTGGCTTTGAGGGCACCGAATCAACTGGTGATTCTGCTTTTGTGCTCCATGACCCAATGGGCGCTCCAGATATTGAGCGTGGTGGCCATCCACACCGCTATGGAGGCAAAAACGTCAGGGTGCCACGTAGCACTTTTAATCAACGCTGGATGGTGGAAGGGCCAAGCAGTGGCTGGGTCATCCTTGTGGATGATGAGTGAATGATTGGGGCGCTGCACATGGTTCTCGCGCCATGAGCTAATTAGCAGGCCAGGCGCCCCTGCAAGCCTGACTGACCCACTCATAGAGAGGGAGCGCACACGGTACTCAAAACAAAAGCCAATGGCAGCAAAAGAATTCAGACGAGCCGACGCACTAAGGGTCACCTATCGCAAGCC